CGCACAATCTCGCCAATCGCCTGCATGGCCGGCTTCCGGTACTTGCCATCAGCCAGGCCGTTCAGAGCCAGCATCAATCCAGGCATCCCCTCGATGGTGATCGTCTCGATCATGCCGGCCCCCGGATGTCATAGGTCACAGTGCATTCACAATTGACGTGGAGTGGCGGGAATTCGTCAGTCGGCCATTCGCTTTCGGGCAGCTCATCCCGGTCATCACACTCGTCCGGCTCCCGCGTGGTCGAGCCCTCGTTCACGTGCCAAACCGCCACAGCGATAATGCCCACGTCCTTGAGCTCCTGAGCGCCGAGCTGCTGCCCCTCCGAATAGGCCCGAGTGACCTCAGTAACCCCGATCATCTCCGCCCGGTTGGCTCCGAACGTGGGGGCCAGCTCGGCTACAAGATTTTCGCGCGTAAAGCCCGGCAATGTCAATGCTTTTTGCAGAGCGTCCTCGATGACGTTCCGGCTGGTCTCGTTGATCCCTTTCACAAGCCCGAAGGTGTAGCTGTCCGCCCAGAGCAGGATCGCCGCCTGCGCCTTGGCGATGGCCGTATCTACCAGCTCGATCCACACATCAGTCTTGACGAGCAGCATGAGCTCACTCATCTTGCCGTCGGCGAGACTGCGCAGGACCGGTGTGAGTTCCCTGCGCATGAGCTTATCCTGCTCACGCCAGAACAGTCGCCAGGCATCTGTGTTGCGAGGCGGCCAGGGTGGCAAATCCTCCGCGCGCGCGGGCAGGCCAAGCTCCGCAGAGACGGCCCGAAACTGCTCTGCCAAGAGTCGGGCCACGATCGCCGTCAGGCGCTTCTTGTCCTCGAGGTCCGTCATCGCATCCCGTCGAATACGCCGAGCACGTCGGTGCTGGTCTTAGCCCCGGCAAGCTGGGCCGAGATCGCCGCCCGGACTGTAGACCGAATCACTCGACTCTCGAACTCCACGGCGGCGCTTCCTGCACTGCGCAGGGCTTTGAGCGACTTCCGCCGCCATGCCCTGAGATCAATCTGCTCCGGAGTCAGGGGTTGCTCCTGTACCTCCGGGGCAGCCGTCTCCGGCCAGCCCATCTCTTGCCGGGCAAACTCAGGCGTGATGGCCCCTGCATTGATCGCCGAAGCCAATCGTGCCCACTTGGCCGTCGCATCCTCTTGGAGAATCTCTAGCTCATCCGTGGCAAATTCGAAGGTGACGCTCGGATCAACCTGATCTACAAGGTCCTCGTTGATCACGTCGGCATAGTAGTCGGCCCGCGGGATCACTGTGTCCTCGAGGAGAAACTTTCGCCCCTCAGCAGCATTGGCGAAGGTCGCTCCCTGAATGTCGAGCAGGACCTTGGGTACACGCATGCCGACACAGATGTCGTTGCGAGCCTGTTCCCGGATCTCGACCAGGGCTTGCTTAGCCATGTCAGCCGACAGAAGCGTTGCCTTCATCCCCTTATCGGCAAAGCCAACACCACCCGCACGTCTCGATCCGCCAAACCTCTTTTTCCACCACTGGATGATCTTGTCCATTTCTGATTCGGGGACAGTTTGCTCCGTGCTCAGCAACAAGCTGGGAATAGCGTCATTCTTGAAGTGCGCTTCAACGTATCTGCTTGCCTCGTACTCTTGGGCAATGGCGCTCTTGATCACGTCGATCACAGGCACACCTGGCAGTAGATCGTTGTCTGGATCGTGCTCACGAAAGTAGACCACCTCATCGCGCTTGAAACGGTTCACGATTGTGCCCTGGATCGTCTGGACGAACTCCTGGATGCCACTCCGGTCCGCCTTCACACTCATCGTGGGAGAGCTCAAGCGCCGGAGCTCGGTTCCGTCAATCAGCCAGTAGCCTGCGCCGGTCATGAGCATGTCGATCTCCGAGGCACCCATGACCTCAGCCCAGTTACTCTCCCGGCCGAAGTTGGCCAGCATCTCGTGCAGGGGATGGTTCTCAACAACCTCACCATTGCGCACAATGCGCCACGGCAACCGAGCCAGTTCCGTCGCCCGGATCTGCATGGCAGCATAGGCCCAGGCCGACCTGGCATACTTGCCACTGCTAAGGCGTTGGCCGGTGGAGAGCTCGTAAGCGCCCTCTCTCAGCCCGGCAGAAAACGGCCAGTCTGCAATTCGCATGGCGTTCCGGGGTGTCAGAAGCATGTCTCGCATAGCTACCCCAATGTGATGTGCCCCTGGGCATCCGCCCAGACAAGAAGCGCCCGAGAGATCACCGTGTCGTCGTGCGCCCCCTCGGCCGCCTGGTACGTCGTCTGCCCAGTCCTGGGTGAGGTCGTCGCCTCATAGGCTTCGAGCTCAAGCCGGGCAACCATATCCTCGACGAATTGCCACTCATCCCGCTCCAGGGCCAGCCTGAGCCCCTGAATAATCTGCCGCTTGCTCTGGAGCGTGGTATCGAAAGGCATGACGGGCACGCCGTCCGCCTGGAGTTGCTGGATGTTGGGCAAACCCATGCTGTTGGCCTCGGCCCATATGCTGCCCCCGACCCGTTGATAGAGCTCCTTGATCCGCTGGAGCTGGTCGGGATAGCTCATGCCCCGGAAGCGGATCAGCTCCAACTCCTTGTGACATTGCAGACAACCGACTGAGATCGAGGTGTAGTCCTGCACTTGCCCCCAGTCGATCGTAGTGCCCTTGGGATGATCGGCATGGCCGCCATTGGGCTTCCAGAAGTGCGTATCCCGCACCCGAAACACCTGCCCCTCGCCCTCGACGAACTCGCCCAGGATCTCTTGCCGATAATCCTCGGCCGTCATGTCCTGGGAAAGTTCGGCCAGGGCTGAGGCGCTCAAGTGGGGGTTCTCGGTCGACGGGAAGGCAAACGAGGCCCAGCGGCCGTCGTCGTTGTTCTTGGCCTGGAGATCGAGCCGGTAGAAGTGATTGCGCTTGTTGGGAGTGCCCATGAACCAGGCATCGCCGTCGTTGTCCAGCGTCATCGGTGCGCCCACCTTCTCCCACACCTCGGGGTCTTGGAAGGCGTATTCGTCGAAGAGGATCAGATCGCCGTAGTCGCCGCGCAGGTGATCGGGCTTGAAGGCCGTACGAGCTGTGATCCGCCCGCCCGAATGCTTGAAGTCGAGAAGCCTGCGCGTCTCGTTCTTGTCGATGAGCTTGGTCAGGAAAGCGGCGCTCAGCCAGTCGGTGCACTTGGTCCAGAAGGCATCGGTCTGCTCGACGATCGGGGCCGTGTAGAGCACCCGCCGACCGGCCCCGGCGGCGATGATCGCCTTCCGGGCCGCCATCGTGGTCTTGCCCCCTCGCCTGCCCGCCCGGATCACAATGCGCTTGGCTGTACATGCCTCGATCTCAGCCTGTCTCGGGTGCGGGCGTGGAAGCGAGATCTCCAGGAGCTTCGTCATCCACAATCCTCAAGCCGGCAAGGTTCTCGATCTCCAGACGCTTCTGTTCATGCCAACCATATTGGCGCTCCAAGGCGAACCTCCAGCCCAGCGGATCAAGGTGCATTTTCCTCACCGCATCGGCCTCGGCATGAGCCCGAGCAGCATCAACTTTCACCGCGAAACTGGCAGAATCCTTCATCCAGCGGCGGAGAGTATCTTCCGAAATGCCCGCCAAACCGGCGGCGGCCCTGTAGGAATTACCCTCCTCCAGAGCCGCCAAGATGATCTGCGCACGCTTTTTGCCGCGTCTTGGAGGCCGGCCGACTGGGTTCATTTCGGGGCCGTGAGCGCCTTGACCGCAGAGTTGCCGTTGGTCGGGAAGTAAGCGCCCCAAGCCAGCCCAAGCAACGACCACATCGGGGCTTGCACTTCGTACTGCATAAATAGAGCCGTGACCACTGCGATGGTCACGACGATTGCAAGAACACCTCGAACGCCGACGTATTTGTAGAATGAGTCCATGTGCCCTCCGGCAATGACGATAACACAGGAGGGCGAGGTTGTCAAATTCGCTTGTATCGCTGGAGTAGAACAGCTCGATTTACGCCTGGGATATAACGAACCCAGCAATGCGTCAAGGGAGCCCAAGCAGCTCCGTAAGTCCAAGGAGCCATGAGATATGCGACAGGAGCCACACGAAGAGCCTCCCGGACGAATCTGGCCACATGCTGTTTATACTCAGCATCCCAAGGAGGGTCAGCAAAGACAGCCCCAAAACTATCTCGGAGAAAAGGCAGAGCCATCCAGTTTCCTCGCACGTCGGCCGGCTCATAGAGGTCTATGGTAACGTCACCGAACGCCTGTCGCCCCGAGCATACATTCAACAATGGTCGTTCGGGCACTATCTTATCCAACCAGGCTTGGATGCTGCCCGTCCAGCTGAAGATCTCAATATATTTCGTCATTTCAAATCAGCTTGCGACTTCGAGGAGAACCTGCCCGGCGAACATCAGGGCGAAGATCCAGAAGCCCCAGGCGATGTTACAGGTCACGGATACCATAGCGGATGCCACAATGGCCACAGCGGATCGAGAACAAGAATGTCCCAGGCGAAGAGCATGACTTCCAAGAGCAAAGCCAAGATCAGACCCCACATCAAAACTACAGCCAAAGTCAGAAATCGGTTGACGAGGATCATGGCAGCACCAGCTCCCACAGACGGATGCCAATGCCTGTCCAGATAATCCAGACCAGGCCGAATACTTTGAGCATGGGCCAAACAGCGAATAGCCGAAGACGCTGTGTGACGAATTCGGGATCGTAGATCATAGCTCCCCCGATGGGTTGATCTGGTAGACCTTCGCCCCACGCGTGCCCTTGAAAACGATCAGCTCTGCGTCCCGGACCATCATGTTAAGCACAGCGATCAGCCCCGCCTTGCGACCGCCGATTGCCTTGTGGAGCTTCTGGGTCGAGGAAGGACCTTCAGCGTCCAGGATCAGGCGTATCTCTCGCCGGCGATCGGCGTCTTGGCGCTCCATAGCGTCGGAGGTGATCTTCTCTTGCGCGGTGCTTGTGCCTGGAAGATCGCCCATCGCCTTGAGGGCCAGAGAGTAGAAGCGGGAAGCGAAGGGGAATTTGCTTTCGGGCATAGCATCGAGCTGCTCGAAGATGCTGATGAGCTTCTCGTCCGAGAGGCGGTCCCGGATGGCTCTGATCTGATCCTGGGGGAAGCCCAGCTCCATCATGCGATTCTTGGGGTTCATGCAGCACGAGGCTGTTTCGTGCTCAGGATCTCCCAACAGGCATGACAGAGAACATGACTCAGATCTGCGATAGAGAAGAACTTACCACAACCCCAGCAGTTAGGCTTCCGCTTTTTAGGTCCATGGGCGATGACGCCTGAGCTGGGAGGGCGGATCTCATACCAACATTGGGGGCAATAGATGTAATCCGGCTGAGTAACTCGATTGTCGCAGAGGGGCCTCACGCACTTGGGCATCCTCATAGCAGATTCTCTCCTGGCCCATTTAGTCCGGCTTGTCTTGCCCCCTTACTTACTTCGACCAGTTCCCGGTGAGCCCGCTCAGGGGCGGAAACCGGGAACTGGTCGGTTGCGTCCCTTGTCTTGCAAACTCCGCCTGATTATAAAGGCTGAGATCTCTGAAAGTCAAGTACCCCTGCCCCTCCCACGTTCAAAGACTACCCGAAAGGATAGGTCATTATGTCGCCCTCCCCTCAACCTGTTGACATGTTCCGGGGTGGTGTTCCGCGCGGGAACACGTCAGTCTTCGCTCGCCGCCGCAGGGCTCTCGGGCAATGCGGCCAGGCCAATCTGTTGGACGCGCTAGCCCAGTATCCTCGTCCATCTGAATTTCCCAGCCCATCGGCACGCCGCCCTCGTCAACTGTCTCGAAGAGACATTTTTCCAGCAGTCGGATGCGCTCCAGTAGCCATACCATCATCTTGTCGGCACTCGGCCAAGTAAGCTTTTCTCCGCCCGCCCCGTGCCACATCTTCGTCGCTCGTTTCATCGCCCCGTCGTACAACTTGAAGGAGGCCTCGAATTCTGCGACTTGCTCCCGCAATGCCGCAGCGTCGGAACGCTCCTGGATGACTTGCCGAATAACAGCCCAAGGATCAAATTCCTGAAGGAGCGTACAGTCATCTGCTTCCGACCAGTCTCCGCTATCTCTGCCCAAAGTATCCGACAGCTTGGCAATCTCTTGCATCAGCCTAAGCCAAGACTGCTCAAGTTCCGTTCTCTCCGCGCTCATCGGGCCTCCCTCAGATCATCGTACTCGGCGAGCTGGCCGTCAATGGGGAGCGACTGGTGTTCGGGGATCTGGATGCGCCTCCAGGACAGATCCACATCCCGGCTGTGGCATCCCAGGAGAGCGCCCAGGCCGTTCCCGTCGGCGCTGTACTGCCAGCCATCCCAGACTTCGGCGCGCACCGTCGGCGTCCCGTCCTTATGGAATTGCCAGCCTGTCGGCAAGAGCGGGAGGCCATGCCCATAGCTGGCGATCGTGAGCCGCCAGTCGTCGCACCAGCCCGCCTTGTCGGAGTAATACCGATTCCACCGGTACTGGCCCGTGTAGATGTCCACGCTGCCGGCCCACAGCTTCATCCGGTAGAGCCAGGCGAGCGTGTTCTTGATCGCCGTCGAGAGCGGCAGAGCATGGGAGACTTCGAGATCCGCCCAAGGCGGCCGATCCGCGGGGGCAGGGTTGAACGGACTGCGATCGGCAAAGGTCGTCATCGCCTCGACTTGCCGCTCAAAGTCGAGTTGGGGATAGAACACGGCATAGAAACTCCGCTTGAGCCCAGCGGCGAAGGCAGCTAGCCAGTTGGCCGAAAAGGCCACATCTCGATAGGTTCCATAACTCTTGCGGATCACCACGCCGTCAATCCCGGCCGCCTTCATCTTGCCGAAGTCGATGGGGTAAATTTTGCTGTTCCCCGGCTTGCAGTTCTGATTGACGCTGATGTCCGTCCAGAGTTCGAAGCGGTTATCTTTCATGCCATCTCCTCCAGGGCTTGATACGTGCTCTCAATCGTGCGAACCTGACCACGCCAAGCGAGTTGCCAGCTCAGTTCGTCTTCCGTGAGGATCCGCTTGCTGGGCACCTTGGCTGGATCTTTGATCTCGAAGAGGTAGTTCTTCCCCTTCCATCCGACCAGCAAATCCGGTACACCTCGGCCCACTGAGGCGATGGATTGCACCGTGCATCCCAGCTCTCGAAGATCCTGAACGATCTCGGCCTGGTTGGTGTCCACTTTCGCAGCACGTCTCATGTCATCTCCACAGATCCGGCCGGCCCGCCGCCTATGCCGCCGACCGCGGCAGCGCCCTCCTGGCTTGTCGCGGACGGGCCAGCCGGTTGAACCTAGAATGGGAATTCGTCCTCGGGGACGTTCGTAGGGATGGCCTTCGTTCCGTTGACCGGCGGGGCTGCCACGCGCACACGGATTGCGGCAACCTGCTCACCCCGGTAATCAACTTGGGTCGGGAAAATCGTGATCGTCTTTCCTGCCCAAGCGCCGGTCTCTACGCCGTAGAGCTTGGCGATGGTCCGGGCATTGGTCTTGTTGAGCACCAGACCCTTCTCGATCTCTCGAAAGGACACTACAGGCTTGGGGCCGTCATCGAGCATTTCCTGCTCAACACCCTTGATCGTCAGGTTCATGTCGCCTTCGAGGTCATCCGCTTTGAGCCACTTCGAGGGAAAGCTATCCTTGATATTCATGTCGTCTCCTGAGATTTGAAGTGAGTGGGCGGCTCGGTCAGTTCGTGGGCATATGCTTCTCCTGGTTCAGTCGGCGCAGGACGATCAGAGCGCCATCCCAATTCCGGGCCTCGATCAGCATGTCGGCAGCCTGGCGGGTCAGATGCCCATACAAGACCTCGACCGTCAGGGCATCCACGATCTTCTGCTGCCCGACCTGCGTCACCAGTTCGGCGTAGGGGGTGGGAACGATCTTAGTTTTCTGCACGAGCTTCCTCCAACCCGAGCGCCTTGCGGATATTCTTTCTCTGGGGCTCGTAATTTTGATAGAGAAACCGCCAAAGCGTAGTTCGATTCACTCCAATCTCTCGGGCTAACCCGCTTAGATTGGACGAATCCCCGCCGAGGCGCTGAAGTAGAATCTTGCGAACCCGCAACGCGCGGCCTCCTCGTTGGAGATTGTTGTATAGCGCGATTCCCTTCCCCATGTAAATCTCTATCCATTCATCTTCTTTCTGCTTCAATTCGTCGCTATGGCAAGATTCGAGTAGAGCCCAGACGAAAGATTGAGCCCCGTTTGCAAGGTAATCCGCGTGCATTTTGGTGTAGGCCTTCTCTCGATTGCGGGTGTGAAATCCATTCCGAATGGCTGAGGCGTGCTGGGTAATTCTCATATAGACGTCTATTGACTGACCGATATAAGCCCGGTGGGAAACCTGGCTCTGTATGATGTAGATCCCACACACAAGCTCGGGAAGCTCATGCCAATCCATTAGGGCACCTCTCTCTCCTGCGTTGCTATGAACACATTGTAACACCCATTTGGGGCAATCTAGACCCCCACTTAGGTCCCGTTTTTCAAGGCTTCTTGCGGGGAATTAATCGCCCTCTGGGGAGGCGAGGATGTCAACCCAGAGATAGGGGCCGTCCATGCGGAAGGCCACCCGCTCAACATAATAGTCCCGATTGGCTTCAGTGATCGATTCGGATACTGCAAACCGGGTTGAAGGCTCAATGTTGAGTGCAGCGTAAGCCAGAGCTGGATCTTGACTGGCACAGAAGGATAGCCAGATCGGCCGGCCAATGGGCGCGCCATACTCAGCTAAGAGTTCATTTGCCCGGTTCTCGGCCGTTCCCAGGTCGGTGATTTGTTCAAGCCAGACCACAAGCCTTTGTTCTCCAATCCCAGAATAAATCGAATCCTCATTGCGACGTTCAATCAGGATGGGGTCATTCAAGTGAATTCCTTTGCCAGTGAGCTGGAGGTCATTCAGATAACCAGTCGTGGCTGCCGTATTGGTTAGGAAGACCTTTGCTTTGTTGGCTCCAATCTCCATGGCGACCACAAGATCGGCGTGCATATCGTCGCTAGTGAAGTTCTGTACCGACCCGAACTCATAGAAGGGCGGGTCGTCCACGTCGATGGCGCTGATCTTGACTTCAGTATCGGGATCAGTGTAAGCGCACTCGAAGGTCAAGGTTTGACCCGAAAGAATGGCCGGCGCACCCGGCAAGCTCCAGAGCGTAATGTCCGCTGCATCCGTCGTGGCGGTCTGTACAATGACTTGGATGATGTTTCGAATAGCCGTCTTGTCGTATTCGATATCGAATTCAGACATCTCACTGTTGAGGGCAAAGGCAGGATCAACGATATTCTGGCGGTGTGTGCGGTTCTCAAAGATCAGCGTTCCATCGCCGGTCTGGTAGATCCTCCCCCACTCATTGCGAGCCATCTTCTGAAAGAAGCTCGCCAGGCTGGTGTTGGGCGCATCTCTGTTGAATACTTCAAGGAAGGTTTCCAACCCCGTATCGAAGTCGACCCTCTCCGGTTGGAAGATGGCAGCAGTAAGCGCGGTCGTCAGGGCCTCATCTGCACGCTTGTTTGTTTCGATCTCCCGGATGCCTAGCTCCGATGTCGCCAAGCTAGCGATCCAGTCATGGACTTCGACCTCGACGATCTGATCGTCGAAGAGGCCCGACGCTGGTCGGATCGCCGCAATGCGCCCCACGAAACGGTCGAAGTTATAAGCCATGTTTAGAATTCATATCCGATCAGGAAAGCAATCCGCTTGTTACCGGAAGCCGTCCAGGTTCCCAAGTCGGCCGTGTAACAACTGGCAACTGTATTGCCGCTTGAGATTCCTACTGCACCGCCAGTTTTCGTCACCCCGTTATCGACGTAGAACCCTGGATTACCCCACCATCCGACATTGGCGATGGTTATTGCCACGATAGGTAGGCTGATCGTAAAATTCGTGGCATTACTTGTGCCGGCCGTCCCTTGTCGGGCCTCAACGAAACACATGCGGCCCGAGGCCCGAAATCGGTAAACGGCATTGGTTGGATCGGCCGAGAAGCCAACCAGTGTCGGTGCCCAGTTGAACCAATCCGGGAAGCCCTGAGGATTCTCGGCGTAGCTGAAGAAAGGCAGCGTGATCGCCGCATTCGCCAGAGAATAATCCGATCCACCCGTGACAGTAACCGTGGTGTTCGGCGCCCCGTAGGAGCTGCCAATGACATAGAAGTACTTCTCTGTCGTCTGGGTCAGCTTGATCTTGGTTCCCTTGTGATACTTGACCGTTTGATCTCCAGGCACAGTGAACGTGGTAGCGCTGGCGTAGGTCCAAGTCTCATTCGGCGCAAACCATCCGGTTTCTAACACAGTGACCTCCACCTTGACTAGCATCCCTTCGGCGAATCCGGCCAAAAGATTGTCGTTCTCAGGCGAGTACAGTCCGGCAAGACCGGCGCTATTTTGGTCCGAGTTATCCAAGACGAACTTCAATACCCCGGTCGAGGCGACAAGATCAGATGGGCCGGAGTTGACAATCCCATATTCCCACTCTGGCACTGGCTCTTGCAGAACGTCCTCGCACAATGTCCAGATGATATCCTTAAGATCAATGAGCGAAATATCGTCAAAATAGACGGTGGCAGCAATGTATTCGGGCGATTTGAAGCCGATTTGTATCGTTGTGCATCCGGCAGGTGCAACAAATCCCGCTGTGACCTGAACATAATCCGTGCCGGGTTCGTTGGTCGCTGCTTCAACTATGTACTCAGCATGATCGGCGTCATAGACATAGAAGCGGCCATGATCTGATCCGTCGCCGCGTGTCCACATGCTTAGGAGATAGCTTCGACCTGGGACAACTATGATGTCCTTGTAGACGGCGGAATTGTTAGTCGCAGTCGAAACTAATTTGGCTGCATGCCCACCGCCGTGGACGTTCACAACCTCGTCGACGACTTGGCTCGCGCCTGCTGTAAGCTCATTCCATCCAGCGAAGACATCAGCGCCGCCGCCGCCGGCCGTCTCAAATCCGGGATACGTTACCAGGTTATTTTCGGATAAAGTTCCGAAAAAGACCCGCATCTGGAACTGGATCACAGCACTCGCTCGATAGCATCCCGCATGGTGATCGGGAGCATGCGTGCGAGGCGGCTAACCTCACCTCGCAGGCCCCGCATTTCGGAGATGAGACGGTCGTCTCCGCCCGGAGGTGTCACGGTGACCTTCTCACCTCGGCTTGCCATGAAACGCACCATCGTCTGATCAACGCCAGCCGGGCCGCCGACCTCGAATTCACCACCCGTCGCGAAGCCACCATGGTGTTCCCCACCGACATTCGCACCGACATCAAACTCCGGCTGGGCAATCCCCAGAAGCTCTCCAATCGAACGGAAATAACCCAAGATCCCTTCAAGATAGCCCTTTTGACCCGACAGAACCTCGTTCATGTTCTCAAGAAAGGGCAGCGTCTTCAAACTCAGGAAGCCCCCAATCTGGAGCTTAATCCCTTCCCACTGATCCTTCACGCCATCGAGAGCGTCTCGTTGCCGGAGGGCGGCCTGGTACATCTCATCGGTGACGATCTGACCTTCGTGCATGCTGTCGATGTAGTTACGGAGCTGGGTATCGGTCAAGTTCTCAAAGACTGGGATGAGGTCTGCACCCGATCTGCCCAAGAGCTGGGTCGCCAGAGCCAGCTTGTCAGCCGGACTTTCAGCCTCCTCGAGGCGCGCTTTGACCTCGATCAGGCCCTCGATGCTCGGCTCAATTCCTTCCTTCGACATTGTGCGGAAGGCGACTTCAAGCGTTCCCGTTGAGAGTCCCAGATCGCCCGCCATCTCGACAAGGGCGGAAGCTGCCTCGGTGCTAATGTCCATCTTGGCAGCAAAGTCGCCTACCGCGATGGTGTTCTCTTGCCAGGCCATCGCAAGGTCAGCGCCCGTCTTCACCAACCCAACGTAGGCTGCCCCGGCTGCTGTGATCACGGGCAAGGCGGCCCCTACCGAGGCCACAAGGCCATCTGATGCCCCGGTCATCTCCTGGAAGCGCCTGGTGGCTTCGTCCTTCGCCCGGATGACAATGCTCAGGATCTTGTCAGCCACGCTGTAGCTCCTCCAGATAGACCCGATAGAGCGCCCACCAGTAAGGGGTCATTCTCTCCTCAACGTCAGTCGGCAGGACATGAAACTCCTGGGCCACCTGGATCGTTAGCAGCTCCGGGGGGCACGCGCCCCCCCATTTCAAAGCTGCCCGGAAGACCCGCCTTTTGGGTCAGGGATATGCGGGATCTCCCCGAGCAGCTTCAAGACAACTCTAGAATATTCTGCCCCGCTTAGATCGAGCAGAGCCTCGAGAGCCTCGTGCCGTTCCTCGGGCTGCTTGACGAACTGGAGGAGGTACTCATGCACCGCCTCCAGGTTCATCGGGTTCAGCTCAGCGTTCAAAAGCTCCCCCAGGTCCCTGCGCCGGCGCAGAAAGCCCGGCGTATTCGGCCCAGGCAAATCCCACTCGATCATGGCAGCGTCAGGGTGGCACCCCAGCAAGACAGGAACGTGGCATCACTGGAGTAGACCGGGGCCAGATCGAACTCGACGGTTGTGATCCCATCCTCATCCGAGATCAGGGGCGGCGGCGTGAGCGCCTGCCCGGCGAAGTTGATATCCAGGATCTTAGAGCCATCCGTCGCGCGCATGCGCACGGCGTAGCCCTCTGGAGCAATTGTGTTATCGAGGATGTCGTTGATGTAGCCTAGACGTGTGGCATCAGCTTCAACGACCAGCTTCATGCTCCCACCCCACTTCCCTTGCCGATTGGAGTCGGGCACCTGATCTCCCAGATGCCAGACCGGCTTCCGGTTGCAGGTCATCATGGCCTCGAAACGAAAGGCCAGATCGGTCAGAGCTGTAGTGCCGATCGGTCCGGCGATAGGGTCCAGGTAGAGATTGCAGTGATGCCCCATGACGAACACTGGCGCAGGATCACTCAGCCCGGCGAAGGACGCGCCTGCATCGGCCGCTTGCCCGAAGAACTTGTACTCGAAAGTCACCGGCTCCCCACTGGCCCCTTTGATGCTCAGAGAGCTCGGGATGACCCCAGCGACCTTGTAGAGCAACCCGGTCTGCCCATAGTATAGCGACAGACTGCCCGGTGTCTGCCCGGCAAGAACTGCCAGATAGCTGTGTGGTGAAGAGGCATCCACTGTGAACATGGTGTTGAGCCATAGCCGGGCGGTCTCATAGTCCAGGAAGCCCGAGATCAACCCCTCCGACCAGCGCCGTTTGACCAGCGCCACATGCGCGGGCATGGTGTTCCCACGCTTGTCGATGACCTGTTCCGCTTCCACATGCGGATCAATCCGACAGGTCTTCCCGGCAAGTTGGATCGTGGCTACAGCCCCATCGCCGTAGGTCGCCTCCTCGCCGATTTGGATCTTCTCAAGCGCAGGAATGTAGGTCATGGATTCCTCTCAGTCCCGGGCGATCAGGAGCTTGATCGTCAGATCCGTCGCCACGGTGTAGGTGGGTGTACCGGTACAGACGAACACGGCAAAG